GTGCATTTTTTTCGAGCGCAAAAATGGAGGGTAGGGTGAAGTTAGAGAAAGTCAAAATTGATGATTTGAAGCCATACGGCAACAATCCGAGAAAAACTTTGAACATTGAGATACTGGAAAAGTCCATTGAAGGATATGGCTTTATAAACCCAATCATCGCCTATCGTCACAATGACGAGAATATAATTATTGCTGGTCATCATAGAATCAAAGCCGCCAAGAAAAACGGAATTGATGAGGTTCCTGTCATTTTCCCAAAATTCAAGTCATGGAGTGAGGCTAGAGGTTTCATGATAATGGATAACCGATCAAGTGAAATTGTGGCCGAATGGGACAATGAGCTTTTAAGTTTAGAACTTGGTGAACTCCAAGAGTTTGATTTTGATTTAGAGTTGACTGGTTTTGACGCTGATGAAATTGCAAGCGAACCGATTGAAGGCTTGACCGATGAAGATGAAGTTCCAGAAGAGCCGGAAGAGCCGATGACGAAGCTCGGCAATATTTGGCTACTTGGTAAGCATAGGGTTATGTGTGGAGATAGTACAGATGCGGAACAGGTGGCTAAGTTGATGGGTGGTGAAAAGGCTGATATGGTTTTCACTGATCCACCTTATGGCATGGCTTACGGTGGTGGTAGAACAGAAAAATTCGGAATGATTAAAGGTGACGATGAAGACCCTACGAAATTTTATAATCTTTTATCTCACGCATCAGAGGTTTATATGTGGGGCAGGGTTGAAAATTATAAGCATTTACCATCAGAGCCAAGGGATGTAATTGTTTGGAAAAAAAACAATTTTGGTTTAGGTAAGGGCTATCGAGGTCAGTACGAAGTTTGCTTTTATTACGGATCATTTGATGGAAGTGATTCGGACGTCTGGGAAGTTGCAAAGGACACAAAATATCAACATCCTACGCAAAAACCAGTTCAGTTATGCGAGAGGGCTATTAAAAACTCCAACCCTACATATATACTCGATCTCTTCCTCGGCTCAGGCTCCACACTAATAGCCTGTGAAAAAACAGGGCGCACTTGCTATGGAATGGAACTTGACCCAGTCTATTGCGATGTGATCGTTAAGAGATGGGAAGATTTTACAGGGAAAAAGGCGGTTCTAAGTGAAGGGTAGAAAACCAAAACCAGCGGCTCTAAAGTTACTGCAAGGAAACGCTGGGCGAAGACCGATCAAGAAAGAGATAAAAGTAAGTGACAATCTTCCTAAGCCACCAAAGCATTTGGGTAAAGAAGGAAAAAAAGAGTTCAAAAGGCTGTCAAAAATGCTCATGGATGCAGGGATACTTGATGAGATTGACGGTGCAGCTCTTGCGAATTATTGCCAGATTTGGGAAAGAATGATTGAAGCTGAGGAAAAGCTCAGGCAAACAGGAATGATTGTTAAGTCACCAAAGGGTTACCCGATGCAATCACCATATTTGCAAGTAATTAACAAATGCCTTGAGCAGATAAAGTTCTATCTCTCTGTTTTTGGTATGACTCCATCGGATCGCACAAGGTTATCGAGTCAGTTGAATCCTAAGAAAGAAGAAAAGAAAGATCCGTTAGAGGAGCTTTTAGGCAATGGCTGAAATTGAGAAAAATACTGTCGAGCAAGGTATACAGTATGCTGTTGATGTAGTCGAAGGCTCAATTATAGCGAATAAGTACACGACCCAGGCATGTGAAAGATTTCTTTCTGACTTGGAAAGGGCTGAGATTAGAGAGGATGGACTTGATTTCAAGCCTGAACAAGCTCAAAAGTTTCTGGATTTTGCTTCTCTTTGTTGTCACACCAAAGGTGAATGGTCCGGCAAGCCGATCATTCTTGAGCCTTGGCAAGTCTTTATCTCTGTGAATCTGTTCGGGTTTTACAAATATGAGCACAGGAGATTCCTGTTTGCATACATTGAAGTTGCCAGAAAGAATGGAAAATCTACTTTTGCCGCTATAGTTTTGCTCTATATGCTGATTTTGGATGATGAAGGTGCAGAGGTTTACACCGCCGCAACAGCAAGACATCAAGCCAGAATTGTTTTTGATCAGGCCAAGGCTATTGTTGACAGAAGTGAGTCACTCAAAAAGATAATCACAGTTTTCCAGAATAACTTGAGCTGTGTACGTAAAGGCTCGAAAGCTGAACCATTATCAAAGGAAGCAAAGCGTCTTGATGGTCTGAATACTTCCTGTGCAATCATGGATGAGATGCACGAAATGGCGCAAGAAGTGTGGGACGTTATAGAAACCTCAACAGGTTCTAGGCGCGCTCCTTTGATGCTTGGAATAACAACAGCCGGATTTAATAGAGACTCAATGTGCTACGCAAAGCGCGATTATGTGAGCAAGATTTTAGAGGGAATGATCCAGAATGATGAGTTTTTCGGCCTTATTTTTTCTTTGGATGAAGGTGATGACTGGACGGACCCGGCAGTTTGGGGCAAGGCAAACCCGAATCTTGGAAAAAGTGTTAAGACAAAAATGCTGGATAATCTTTGCAAGCAAGCGAGGGAAATGCCTTCTAGTGTTACGGGTTACCTTACTAAGCACATGAATGTCTGGACAACTGCGGAAACTCGTTGGCTGAATTCAGAAAAATGGGGGGAATGTTATGAGAGCTATCGAGAAGAAGATTTGGAAGGACTTACTGCCTATGGTGGCCTTGATTTGTCTAGCACTCAAGATATTACAGCTTTTGTTTTAGTCTTTCCTAAGCCACAACCAGACGGGACGCACAAATATTACACAATAACTCGATTCTTTTTGCCAGAGGACACAGTTTTTGAGCGTGTTAGAAAAAACAAAGTGCCGTATGATTCATGGGCTAGGGATGGTCACTTGATTCTGACTCCTGGTGCGATTGTTGATTATGATTTCATTGTGAACGAGGTAAAGAAGTTATCGAAGAAGTACCAGATCAAGGAAATTGCCTTTGATCCTTGGAACGCCACACAGACAGCTCTCCAGCTTTCCGCAGAAGGGCACACAATGGTCAGCATTCAGCAAACGACTAGAAATCTATCGGAGCCAATGAAAGAAATTGAAAAATGGATCATTGGTAGGCAGTTCAGGCACAACGGAAATCCTGTGTACACCTGGATGAGCAATAACATCTGTGCAAAACGAGATGCAAACGACAATCTTTTTCCAAACAAAGAGAAGTCAACCGAGAAAATTGACGGCATCACAGCAACTATAACCGCAGTTCGTCGTATTGTTGATCGTGAGCACAATATAGCTTCAGTATATGAAGAAAGAGGATTGCTAATCCTTTAGGCTATGGTATACTTATAAGTTATCTGGGGGTCAAAATCGGTATTTTGTCTTTTTTTTCAAGGAAATCTAGCGAGGAAAAGCGCGGTACTGTAAACCTCGCGCATCCAAAAGACCCAGTTCTTGCGGAGTGGTTAGGTGTTCAAAACACATTATCAGGCATACCAGTCAATGCAGAATCAGCAATGACTGATGCAACTGTTTATGCTTGTGTTAATGTTTTGTCCACAGATCTTGCAAAACTACCTTTGATTGTCTATCAAAGAAATGAAGACGGAACAAAGCAAAGAGCAATTGATCATCCTCTATACAAAATCCTCAAGGACACCCCAAACGGCTACCAAACATCTTTCCAGTTTCGTGAGTTTGGAATGAATCACGTTCTTATGCGTGGTAATTGCTATTCTTTTATAGAGAGAAGAGCAAGCGGTCGGATCAATAGGCTTTTGCCTCTGGACCCGATGCAAATGAATGTCGTTGGACTTGGTAACTGGGAATTTGGTTATGTTTATCGTGGTCCTGATGGAAAAGAAGTGCCATTCATGGCTGATGAAATCTTGCATATTGCAGGACACACTAAGGACGGCATCAAGGGAATTTCTGTCATTGAGTCACAGAGAGATACGATCGGCGCAAGTCTTGGCGGTAAAGCATACGCGACTACTCTTTTCAAAAACAGTGCAACACCTGGTGTTGTTCTTGAGCATCCAGGAGTGATGAGTCCAGAAGCTTTCAAGAAGTTAAAAAGATCTTGGGAGCAAAGACACAAGGGCGTTGAAAATGCTCACAAAGTTGCGATCTTGGAAGAAGGATTAAAAGTCACAAAGTTTGGAATGACTGCCGAAGAGTCGCAAATGTTGGAAAGTCGGGAGTTTTCAAGGGCTGAGATTGCATCAATTTTCAGAGTGCCACAGCACAAAGTCGGAATTTTGAAGAATGCGACATTCTCAAACATTGAACAACAAGCTTTGGAGTACGTGACTGACTCACTACTGCCTTGGCTAAGAAGGTGGGAGCAGTCGATCAATCGTGATTGTCTGACTAGCTTAGAGCGTGAGCGTGGTTATTTTGTGGAATTCTTGGTTGATGGTCTTTTGCGTGGGGATTCAAAAGCAAGAGGAGAGTATTACAGGACTCTTTTTAACATTGGTGCGCTTTCTCCTAATGACATCAGAAACATTGAGAACATGAACCCGATTGAAGATGGTGACTCATATTATGTGCCTGTAAACATGCAAAAAGTCGGGTTTGAGGTAGTACAAGATGATCAGGAAGAAGTTGAGCCAGAAATGGAAGAGAATCAAGCAAGCTCTGAAAGATTTTACAAGCTTGCTCAGGCATCCATTGACCGAATTTTAAGAAAAGAAGATTCTTTTATACAGAGAGCTAGAGATAAGTTTGATGGTGACAAGCTAAACGATGAGATTGATAAATTTCTGAGCACTCATTCAAATTTTATTTCTGAAGCTGTCGGGGTTGATTCACTAGAATCAAGTGAATATGTGAAAGAAGTCAGAGATTTATTCACACAAAATCAATTCTTAGTAGATGATTTTCGAAGGGATCGACTAAAGAGAATGGTGGGTTTAATATGACAATAGAGAGAAGAGTTTTTAACTCAGAATTCGAAGTTGAAAAGCGAAACGATGGAGAAGGGGAAGTTCTTGTTCTTCGTGGGTATGGTGCTGTTTTTAACAGTGAGTCCAAAGACTTGGGTGGATTCGTTGAGCAAATTGAGCCGGGAGCATTTGATGATGTTTTGAGTGATGATGTTAGAGCATTATTCAATCATGATCCTAACCTTGTTTTAGGGCGTTCTGGTGCTGGTACTCTGAGAATCAACCAAGACTTAAAAGGCTTGAGGTATGAGGTAGACTTGCCTGATACACAACTCGCGAGAGATCTTTATACAAGCATCAAACGCGGTGATATATCACAAAGCTCCTTCGCTTTCATTGTTGAAGAAGATTACTTCAGCGAAGATCTGGAGAATAACAAGTTTACTAGACACATCACAAAAGTTAGAAGTTTAATTGATGTTTCTCCAGTGACTTATCCAGCTTACGAAGAAGCATCTGTGAGCGCACGAAGTTTTGAAAATTGGAAAGAGTCCAGGAATCAGGAAGAAGCGAAGCCTGAAGAGGTGGAAGATTATAATTTAAGAATCAAAGAACTTGATTTGATGGTTTTAGATGGTCCGTTGACCGATGAATCCGATGATTCCAGCCACCCTATCGAGAGTGATAATAAAAACCTTAATTTTAACGAGGAGAGTTGAAAATGGAATTGAACGCATTAGTTCAAAAGCGGAATGAGGCGATTGTATCAGCTCGTCGGATTCTCGAAACCGCTCAAAAAGAAAATCGAGGAATGACAGAGCACGAATCTGGTCTTTACAACAAGATTTATGATGAGGCTCAAGATTTGAATACTCAAATCAAGCAACAAGAGCAACAGCGCAAGCTTGATAAAATGGAAGTTCTTGAAAAAAACAAGATCGAAGAAAAAATCAAGTCTGACAGCACTGATGAAGTAAGAAAGAGAGCTTTTGAAAAGCATCTACGCCAGGGAAATATGGCTTCTTACTCTCCAGAGGAAAGTAGAGCATTGCAAGCTGATCTTGATGCTAACGGTGGCTACTTAGTAGCTCCTGAAATGATGGCAAACGAGATTATCAAATTTGTTGATGATGAGGTTTTCATCCGACAAATTGCAAATGTTTTAACATTGCCAATGGGGGAAACTTTAGTAGCTCCAAGCCTGGACAATGATCCTGCCGATCCTGATTGGACAGCTGAGATTTCCACAGGATCTGAAGATTCAACCATGAGTTTTGGAAAGCGTTCTCTGACTCCTCACCCACTTGCTAAGAGACTTAAAGTTTCTGAGAAGTTGATGAGAGTTTCCAGTTTTGACGTTATGAGTTTTGTTTCTCAGCGTCTTGCCTACAAACTTGCTATTGCTCAAGAAAAAGGCTTTCTGACTGGTGACGGTGCTAATGAGCCACTCGGTGTTTTTACTGCTTCTTCGCAAGGAATCAGCACTTCAAGAGATTATAGCACTGGAAATACCACCACAGAGATTCGTTTTGACGGTCTCAAGGGCGCGAAGCACAATGTCAAAAGTCAATATTGGAGACAGGGACAGTGGTTGCTTCATCGTGACGCTGTAAGCCAGATTTCCAAGTTGAAGGATGGCAACGGTCAGTATCTATGGCAACCATCAAATCAAGTTGGAGAGCCTGATTTACTTTTAGGTTCACCTGTAATGATGTCTGAGTATGCACCGAATACTTTCACAACTGGTCAGTATGTCGGGCTTTACGGTGATTTTAACTCTGGTTATTGGATCGCTGATGCACTTGGTTTTAGAATTCAGGTTCTTCGTGAGCTTTACGCTGAAACTAATCAGGTGGGTTTGATTATTAGAGCTGAGACTGACGGAATGCCTGTACTTGAAGAGGCTTTCAGCCGATTGACTTTGGCATAATCTGAGGAGATGAGAAAATGAATATTTCAAAGAATGTAGATATTTTAGAGTGCTTGGCTCCTGTATCAGCTGGTTCTAGCATTGATAGTAACTCTGATCGTTTAGATATGCAGGGATTCGAGGGTGTGGTTTTCATCGTGCCTATCACCGACTCTGCTTCCACTGGTGTTGCTACTTTGACAGTAGAGGAAAACTCTGCTGACAGTGACACTGGAATGACTGCTATCAGTGGTGCAAGTGCAACTGCAACGTGCTCAACAAATGATGATTTGAATAATCTTTTGCTTATTGTAGATGTTTACAAGCCACAAGAGCGTTACGTTCAAGGTGTTGTGACTTCTGCGACTGCTAACATTGCTTATGGAAACATGATTGCAATTCGCTACAAAGCAAGAGAGTGTCCTATCACTCCTCATGCGAGTATTCGTGGTGGCACAACTGTTGTTGGTAGTTAAGGGGGCTTGAAATGGCTAGTAATTCAACTGACAATTTCAAGCACCAGGAAGGTGACATCTGGGAAATTGGAGGCGAAGTTAGAATCAATGGCGGTACTATCACCGCTAACGGAGTACAAGCTTCTGCAATCTCTGATCCCACAGGTGGAGCGACTATCGACGCTGAAGCCCGAAGTGCTATCAATGACATCATTGATGCCTTGCAGGGTGCAGGCATTTTAGGTTCTTAAATCTATCGGGGAGGGGGTAAAACCTCTCCCCATTATTAAGGGTAAATCATGAAAGTAAAAGCATTGAGGCAAGTTTGTGGGTCTTTTGGATCTTTCAAGCCAGGTGCAGTTTTTGAATTAAGTTCTGAAAAGGCAATGCCAATGATAGAAGCTGGAGCGGCAGAGGCTGTAAAAGAAGAGAAAAAAATTGTTTTTGAAACTGCTGTTGTTGAGCCAGAGATTGAAACAGCGGAAGCAAAGCCAAAGAGAAAAGCAAAAGGCAAGCACGTATCAGGTAAGAAATGATCTTTTTTGACTCGTTAAATATTTACACTGAGCCAAGCACTGAGCCGATTACAATTGCAGAGGCAAAGCGACATTTGAGACTTGATGACTCGGACGGAGAGCCAGCACCAACTGCTCCTACTGTTGCGCTTGCTGGTGGCGGTGCAGGTAATCTTGATAACGCTGTTTATAGCTACAAAGTGACTTTTGTTACTGCTGACGGTGAAACAGAAGGCGGTACTGCTTCCGATAACGTGACTGTTTCTGATAATTCTTCAGACGGCCAAGTGTCCATAACAGATATTCCTGTTGGCGGCTCTGCGGTAACTTCTCGCAAGATTTACAGGACTGAGGGCGGAGGTAGCACTTATAAGCTACTCACAACAATAGCAGACAATACAACAACGAGTTACACCGATAATATCGCCGATGGATCACTTGGAGCAACAATACCAAGTTCAAACTCTACTGTCGATCCAGAGATCAACTTGCTAATCAAGGCGGCTAGGAAGCATGTTGAGCAGTACATTGGACGAGCCTTAATAACTCAAAGCTGGAAGATGAAGCTTCCATATTTTCGAGATTGGGCGATTGAATTGCCGTATTCTCCAGTTCAGAGCATCACAAGCATAAAATATTATGATACTGAGAACGTGCAACAGACTTTGAGTAGTTCACTTTATCAACTCGATTCTGATAGCGAACCTGCTAGAATTCAGCCGGCACAGGGTCAGTCATGGCCTTCCGCAATAGCATATTCTGATACTTTCAGCCCTGTAGAAATCATTTATGTTGCAGGATATGGCAGTGCTTCAGATGTGCCAGAAGGTATCAAGTATGCAACTCTGATTATGCTTGCGCATCTTTATGAGAACAGAGAAAGAACATCACCAATGAATCAAAATCATGTTCCTTTTACTTTTGAGTCTTTACTGGCACCTTTTCGAAACTGGGACAGGCACGAATGATCTCAGGAAGATTGAGACATAGAGCACGAATCGAAAAGCTCACAGGTACAGTAAACTCATTCGGAGAAGAGGAAAACTCCTGGGAGTTGCACAAGTCTGTATATTGCTCAATTGAGCCGGTAACAGGTCGCGAGAACTTCACTGCCGATCAAAGAAACTTGCAGATTTCGCACAAAATCACCTTGAGGTATCAAGAGGGTATCACTGGAAAAATGCGAGTCTGTTTTAAAAACAGATATTACAATATCGAGAGCATTTTGAATCACCGGCAAATAAACAAGTATCTGATTTTGCTTTGCACTGAGGACAATATCTGATGAGTGCAAATTTTGATTTCACAGGTGGGAAAGAGTTGGTGAAAATGCTTGAGCAGATGGCAACACCAAAAAAGTCTGTTCAATTTATTCGCAATGGCACAAACAAGTCTGCACAGATTGTGAAAAGAGAAGCAAAATCAAAGGTTCCTGTCGATGAAGGCTCACTGAGAAGATCAATTATAGTTAGAAGAAGAAAGCCAAAAAACGGCTTTGTTTCTGTTTCTATAGGTAGCACTTCACCGTTAGCGCATTTGATCGAGTTCGGTGTTAAACGTCACTTGATGAATCAGACGCGAGGAAAAACGACAACAAAGAAAAAAGTTGGCATTGGTGGCGATGTTGTTTTTAACACTTTTATGCACTCGGGTCATCCTGGAATGCCTTTTTTGCGTCCAGCTTTAGAATCAAACGTGCTTCAAATTGTGGACAAGATAAAAGATGAGACAAAGAAAAGCCTTTTTCGATGGGTTGATAAGAACAAGCAGAGGGGCGTTTGATGGCTATCGAGGAAGTTTTGACTGCTCGATTGAAGGCATATTCTGGCTTGACTGCTTTAGTTAGCACAAGAATATATCCTTTGCCTTTGCCACAGAATACCACTTTCCCGGCAGTCGTTTATGAGAGTGTTTCAGGATTTGAATATCCGGCTTTTTCTTCAAACTCAGGTACTGCTGAGAGGCTTTTTCAGATTACGGTCTGGGGTGAAACAACAAGTTCAGTCAAAGCAGTAGAAGCGCAGTTAAAAGGTGCGCTTGAGAGATGGAGAGATTCAGGGAACGGTGTTCAAGATGTCTTTCTTGTGAATCAAAATGACTTGTACAGTGATCAACTTCAGTTGAGGGCTTCCGCTCTTGATTTTAGGTTTTTAATTAGTGTTTAGGGGAAAAAATGGCAACTCAAATCGTAGGCGGCTCAGGAATTGGTTTCTGGTTTGGTCCGTATTCAGTTTGTGGTGATTTTAACGCTGTGTCTTTGGATCACAGTGCAGACATTTTAGAGGACACGACTCTATGTGAGGACTCACGGACAAGGGTCGCAGGACTTAAAAACACGACTCTTGCAGGTGAGGGATACTTTGATCCTGCGGACGGTGGAATTGATGACATCATGTATAATCAAATTCACGGTTCAAAATGGCCTGTGACAGTTGCACCAGTAGCCACAACTGTTGGCAGTTTAGCGTACTTCTTTGATTGCTTGACTGGAATGTATTCTCCGAGTGGTTCAATTGGTGAGCTTTTCGGGTTTTCAGTGACTGGAGAATCAACAAGCCCACTTGTTAGGGGGCAGGTTGAGTATAACAATACTGCTTCAGTTAGCGTAGACAGCACAGGCTTTCAGCTTGGAGCGTTATCAGCCGGACAAACTTTGTACGCGGCTATCCATGTACTTTCTTCAAGTGGAACAAGTCCGACTCTTGATGTGATAGTCCAGAGTGATGATAACTCAGGATTTACTAGCACCACAGATCAAATCACGTTCACACAGGCAACAGGCGTGACTTCTCAGATTTTAAGTGTTGATGGTGCGGTGACTGATGATTATTGGCGTTTTCGTTTAAATATCGGGGGTACAACTCCCTCTTTTGATGTTGTTTGTGTTTTTGGAATTGTTTAAATAAGGGGAAAAAATGGCAACTTTAGCTTTGACAGATTGTTATGTAGAATTAGCGACAATTGATTACAGCTCACACTTTACAAGTGCGACTATTGATTACAGTGCAGAACTTCTTGAGGATACTGCCTTTGGTGACACTTCAAGATCCAGGGTAGCCGGTTTGAAAGAATGGACTTTAACGCTTGAGCTTAACCAAGATTATGCTTCAAGTTCAATTGACTCAGTTTTGTTCCCATTGGTGGGCACTAGTGTGGCAATTGAGATACGTCCAACAAGTTCAGCAGTAAGCTCTTCAAATCCTTCTTACACTGGGAATGCTTTTCTTGAAAGTTACCAGCCGATCAATGGCTCAGTTGGTGAACTGGCAACAGCTTCTATTACTTTCACTGGAACAGGTAATCTGAGTCGAGCGGAGTCATAGGAATGATATTAAGCAAGGAATATCTGAAGAATCTGAAGATCAGAAAGACAGTCGAAAAAGAAATCAAGGGGCTTGAGGGTAAAGCTAAGTTTCGAGAACTTGGAGGAGTTGAGAGATACCGATATATTTCAAGGCTTCAAAGTGTAGCAAACTCTGAAAGTGGTATTGATCTTGAGAACCTTCCTGAGTTCGCAGAGATCCAGGTTGATATGATAGCGGAGTGCTTGATTGATCAATCGGGAAATTTGCTTGTTGAGAATGAAGAGGAAAAAGGTTTTATCAGGTCTTTACCTCATAGTGTACTTGATGAGATGTTTGAGGTTTGTCAAGATCTGAACGGATTCACTGACGAAGGCGAAGCAGAAAAAAACTGAAAAGCCAGCCTGAGAGATTGTTCTATTTCAGGCTGGCGCATGAATTGAATATGACTGTCTCACAGTTACTTGAGAACTGCACTAGTTCAGAGTTAACGGAGTGGGGTGGTTATTTCAAATTGTTGGAACGTGAGCGCATTGAAGAAGAGTTGAAAAGCAAAGCCCGAGAAAAAATGGAGAGCATGAAGCATGGCAAAAAAAATAGCACGTTTGGAAGTTGATCTAGCGGCAAACACTGCCAAGTTCATGAAGAGCATGAACAGGGCGGCAAACTCTGTTAAAAAGACATCGGACAAGATCAAAAGCAGTATCGGACAGGCACAGCTTGCTATTGGTGGTTTTTTCACCTCTCAGGGAGTCGGTGAACTTGTTAGATTTGCCACAACTTATGAGGCTGTTGAGAGGACTTTTGCCGCTGTCGCGCATTCTTCAAAAGAAGCCGGTGAGCAGATGAGTTTTGCTACAAATCTGGCAAAAAGATTCAAACTTGAAATTGAATCGACAATTGTAGGATTCTCTGGATTTTTCGCCGCTTCCAGAAACACCTCTTTGACTCTTAAAGAGATGCAATCAGTATTTTCTTCAGTTGTGAAAACCACTGCTGTTTTGGGAACAACAGCAGACGAAACAAAGGGAATTTTTAGAGCACTTGAGCAGATTTTGTCAAAAGGCAAGGTCAGTGCCGAAGAGCTTAGAGGTCAACTCGGCGAAAGACTCAAAGGCTCATTTGACATTGCCGCTCGCGCTATCGGTGTTACAAAATCGGAACTTGATAAGCTGTTGCAGTTGGGTGCTTTGCAGTCTGATCGGTTTATTCTTGCTTTTGGTGAAGAGTTGGAGAAAACCTACGGGTCAAAAGTGCAGTTAGCACTTGGTGGTACACAAGCTAAAGTGAACGAGTTCAAGAATTCAATCTTTCAGCTTCAAAAGCAAATGACTTCGAGCGGTTTTGTTAATGCAATAACGATGATGGGGAGCTTGATCTCAAACCAGCTAATAAAGCCTTTAATCTCAGGGATTCAATTCCTTGGTGAATTTAAGGCGTTCCAGTCTCAAAAAAGCGTTTCAGCGAATAAGAAAGAGTTGACCAGGTTTGAGGAAGAGGTTAGAAAATTAGAGGGCAGAAAAGAGCGCATAGGTTCTGGAGTTCGCACAGTTCGTGGATGGGTTCGCTGGACTGAAAAAGAGCAACTAGCACTCAAGTTTTCAAGGCGAAGAGTCAAAGAGCTAAAGGAAGAGATTGAACTTGAGAAGAAATCTACACAAGTTAAAGAAAAGTCTTCTCAAGCAACCTCTAAAAAAAATGAAGAGTACAGAAAAGAAATCAGGCAAATTTTAGACGGGAACAAGGTTAAGAAAGAACAGACTAAGATAGAAAAAGACCTTTTGAAGTTTGAAAAAGACCGTGAAAATATGGCAGAAAGAATACGCTCTCAATTGCAGACTAGAGAAGAGGCAAACGAAGCACTAAGAAATAAGATCAGGGAGCTTGGGGAAGAGGTTGAGAAGAACGGGAAAAAGTTCAAAGCTGTTTTTTCTGAAGATGAAGTCCAAAAGCTTTTGCTCAAGACTCAGGACGAAGTTAAAAACACTACAAAAGTAGTTAGCACAGAATTGTCGAAGATGGACAGATTGATAGTGAATTGGGGGGATCGTTTAACGGATACGCTTACAAATGCTTTTATGACTGGAAAATTGAGTTTCAAGGATATGATTAACTCCATGATTTCAGACTTTGCAAGGATGACAATAAAGCAGTCGATCACAACTCCAATACTTCAAAGTTTAGTTCCTAATTTCTTTTCTCAAGGTAAGATTGGCGCAGGTTCCGCTGGTCCTGAGTTTGCTGATATGCCAACGACTTTGGGAGGCACAAAAAGCTTTCTCAAACCGATGGCTCCAGCTTCTCCAGCGTCAACAAAACCAAGCATACAAGTGATTGATCAACGAAGCCAAAGCGCACCAGATTTGAGAATTGAAAAGGTTAATACCAATGGTGGTCAGGCTGTGAGAATGACAATCATGGACACTGTAAAAGATGGTTTACTGAATGGCAATTTTAGCAGAGAACTTGCTTTTGCAACTAACAGGAGAGGTTCATAATGCCTACATGGCCTGGATCACTACCACAAGAACCTATTTACCAAGGTTATCAGGAAACCGCACCAGATTTGGTTGTATCAACTCAGATGGACGATGGAGCACCGAAGCGCAGAAAGTTTACTACTGCAAACTCTTATCCAATCCAGATGCGATTTTTCATGACTGATACGCAAAAGGCAACTCACGACACTTTTTTTCAGACTACGGTGAACGGTGGTGCTGATTCGTTTACTTTTACTGATCCGCTGACAGCATCATCAATAACTGTTGCATATTTGATCCCAGAAGGAAAACCAAAGTACACTTTTGTCGGTGGGGATGGAACTACAAAGTATTTTCACTGCGATGTTATCTTTGAGGTGCTACCTTGAGCCGTTCACTATCGACAACTTTAAAAGCGCAAATCAATGGACAGAACTCAAATGATCCTCTGATTCCTTTGATTGAGATTTCACATTCAGATATTACGACATTGAGATTTGCCGATAATGGTGAAAACATCACAAGCAACTCAAACACTTACACTGCTTTTCCATTCAATATAGCAATTCCAAATGACACGGAAAAATCTATTCCAAGGGTGACTTTGACGATTGATAATGTGGATCGTCAACTTGTTCAAGCTGTGCGTTCAATAACTGCTGGCGGTGACTATCCAGATGTGAAGCTTAGTTTAGTTCTTGCATCGACTCCTGATACTGTTGAAGCTTCTTTTGATTTTAAGTTAAAGTCTGCAAGTTATGACAGATTTATAGTTTCTGGCGTTCTTTCATATGAAGATATCCTCAGTGAATCATTTCCACAAAAGCGTTTCACTCCAGACTTGTACCCCGGCATTTTTTAAATGCTTGGACTCAATAGCTATATAGGAATCCCATTCAAAGAACTCGGAAGAGACAGAAGGGGACTTGATTGCTATGGCCTTGTCAGACTCTTTTATGCAGAGCAATTCGATACAGTTTTACCTATTCTGCTCGATAATTACGCATCGACAAAAGACAGCAAAGACGTTCACGAGGTTGTGAAATGCTGTATTCCTGAGTGGTCAGATGTTAAAATAGGCAGTTATGGTGATGTTTGCCTTTTTAATTTAAAGGGCTTACCGATTCACCTCGGTTTGTATCTTGGAGATGGAAAGTTTCTGCACGCAATAAGGGGAGCTGATTCCTGCATTGAGAGGCTTGACTCAAAACTTTGGGAAAAGAGATTCAAGGGATTTTATGCCTATGAAAAAGCTTGATTTGATTATAACTCCAAAAGCTTTTTCTAATGCTAAAAAATGCCTTGAGATTGAATCAGGGCGAACACTCAAAGAGATACTTGATTTCCACCTTGGAGAAGTTCCAGAGTACGCACAGGCATATGTCTGCATCAATGACACTCATATAAAGCCAGAGCATTGGCACTTAGTCACTCCAAATCCTGATACTTATGTCACAGTTGGAATTGTTCCTCAAGGTGGTGGAGATGACAAGAATCCTTTGAGAATAATTGCTCAAATTGCTGTGATGGCGGCTACTAATGCTTTTGGTGCTAAGGTAGGCGCGAAGCTTTTCGGTACTTCTGCATCGTGGGCTGCTGGTGTCGGTTCTGCTATTGTCGGCTATTCTGCATCTCTTATCATGAATGCAATTGTTCCACCACCAAGACAGAGAGCACAGGAAAGCCAAGGAATCAGCGCAGACAAGCCAATCCAGAGCATTACAGGTGTTCAGAATCAGCTTGTACCTTATGGTTCGGTTCCTTTCATTTTTGGTTATGTG